TTTTGAGGCTTTGAAGAAGGCAAGAGCAAAGTCAGGTAAGTAATGGATATCAAGAAGCAAGCACTTCTAGATCATCTGCTAAATCAAGGAGCCATTCAGATGGCTGATATTGACTATGAAGGAAATGTACTTTATAGTATTACTGATAAGTTGCAGCAGGTTCATCCAGATTTATATGCAGAACTAAAAGAGCAGTATGAAGACCATATGTTTAAACTAATCAAGAAAGGTCCTTCTACAATGAACTGGAGAATCAATGTCTGAAGCAGGGGATAGAATTGAAGAGTTAATCTTAAGTGGAGCACTTGAGGTTTCTGGGGTAGATATTGATACTGGTGAGATGCTTTACAATTTTACAGATAAACTAAAAGATGTTAGTCCTGAACTATTTAAAGATATGTCTGATTATATTTCTACAGAAACAATGTTTTTATGGGCTGAGGGGTTTTTAGACATAGATGTAACTGAAAAAAATCCTATGGTTAATATTACCAAAAAAGCATTAGATGATGAAGAAATATCAAAACTAAGCAAAGAAAACCAGAGAACTCTAAAAGAAATAATTAGAATTATTCTTTCAGATAGGTAGTATAATTGTTCTGGAGGAACTATGGAATATTTTTTAGGCTCAGTTTTAACTATGATAGCAATGTTTATAACAACACGCTTAATTTCTTTTGAAAAGAAAACAGTAAAAGATAATCCTTTTAGGTATAGTCAAAGCCATATACACGAAACAATATCTCCATTAATCCCAGATTTAGTATTTTATAAAAAAGAAATACTTAGGCAATCTAGCAAGCACGAAGAAAAAACAAATATTAAGGTTGTTATTTTTGACAACAAGGCTTATTTTGTTAAGGATGGAACCTTCTATTGTGCAGAAATGCACGGTACAGAGATAGACGGAGCCAATGCAACTCTAGTTGACACAATGGGTATGGATAAGGTACAATTAGATAAGATGCTGTTTATAATGGATCAACTTAGAGATGGGAAGAAAAATGATAGTGGGGATTCAAGGAACTAGTGGTTTTGATGACTACCAGGTTTTTCTTAGAGCCATGGCAGTAACGATGTCTTCCTTAAAAGAAGATGATCCGTATTTTTATCTTTACTCTGCAGGACCAGCAAACATTAACTCAATGGCTATGGAGTTTGCCAATCTCTCAGAAAGAGGCCTTAAGGCTCGTGGCAAAAGCATTAAGTACAAGCCTGTACCACCTTGGTGGATTACAGAAAACATTTTAGACATAAACTACTTTGCCTTTTTAAGTAAAGAAAGAGAACAGGTTTCTAAACTTGTTGATGAAGCAAAAAATAATAATGTCGAATACGGCATTTTCCGATACTAACAGAAAGAACAAAATGCAAATTAAATCATTAGAACAAATGGAAACAATTGTAAAAAGCAATAAGGCTTTGATGTGGGACGGTTGGACAGTAGTAAACTCTTATCCTTCTGAGAAGGGTAGAACAGCCCCACAAGGGGCATTCGTGGATGGTAAATGGCATCTACAGCGTCGTTTTGTACCTTCTAAGAGTGGATGGGATATACCAGACAAGTTTGTGAGTTAATATGCCAAAGCACGAATGGAAAGATGATGCTTTGTGTTTAGATTATGATACAAATATATTCTTTGAAAAGTATGAAGATGATGAACTATTAAGACCTGCAGTAGACAAACTTTGTTCTATGTGTCCAGTGTCTAAGATGTGCTTTGCTGTTGGAGTCTCACAAAAAGAGTGGGGTATCTGGGGTGGAGTTTATCTTGAAGGTGGGCAAATATCTAAAGAGTTTTCTAAGCATAAGTCTAAATCAGACTGGGCAAATACTTGGCAAAGATTAACAACGGAGCAATAAAATGTATACAGATTCAATGAGACGAGCATTTCGTTCACTTAGAGGGCCAAAAGGTTTTCAACTTCAGATAGTTGATCACGATAATTTCTTAACAGTAAAAGCAAGTGAAAAAGAATTTATGAGTCTTTCTGGAGAAGAAAGAAAACAGGCTGTAGAATATATGATTCGTGCAAAAAAAGCACTAGAAGATAACGGAGCAATAGTTTTATTAGTCAGAGAAGGCGGTAAAGAGTTATGATTGAATTAGTTGCATTTTCTATTTTTACTATTTTCTTTTTTATGTTAATATTTAAAAATGTTACATTAAACATAAAACTATCTGAAAGTAGAATGGAAGTTATAAGGGCGCACTTAGATAAAACAATAATATCTGAAAAGTTAGTAGAGGTATCTGAGAAAAAAAATAAACTAGATGACCCATCATCAGAGGCATTTCTAAAATTTGTCTCAGATTCTAGAGACTGGGCTTACCAATATATAGATGAGGTTCAGGAGTCTTTAAATAAGTTTATTACTGATATTGAGCCTGAGATAGCATATTTTGACGAATATGGGGTTGTAGGAACAGCATATCCACATTATTACTCTATGAAGAAAATTTCTGAGTCATACAAAGAATTAAAGAAAGTAATGCCAGAACACTATGATAGAATAGAGTAATAATGATATTTAAAAATAGAAAAAATCTCAACCTGCTTATATGCGAAGAAGAATTTTGTGAAGACGAAAGCACACAGATATGGGCGAGTAGTGAAAGTAAGATTGTAGATCTTTGTGATTTACATTATAGTCAAGCGAGGGGTATGAAATGAAAGACATTTTATTATCAACACTAACAGGTTTTGGGTGTGGCATTGTATTTGCTGCATTCAAATTGCCAGTACCAGCACCACCAGTTTTTGCGGGAGTCGCAGGAATTATTGGTCTATGGATTGGCTTTACAGTACTAACAAAAATAATATCCTAGGAGGAAAATTATGAATGAACAAATTAAAGCAGTACTAGCGTCATACGGAAGATCAGTTCTTGGAGCAGCAACAGCGTTGTATGCATCTGGAGTTACAGATCCACAGACATTGGCATACTCACTACTTGGTGCACTCGTGCCCGTGATTTTGAGAGCAGCCAATCCATCAGACACAGCGTTTGGCAGAATGCCATCTGTAGAAGATGTAGATAAGGCAGTTAAGTCTGCTAAGGTAGTAAAGAAGGCTGCAAAGAAGGCTCCTGCAAAGAAGTCTACTCGTGGCGGTGGCGGTTCAAAGCCTCACACAAACACTCTATAATCTATAGAATAAGATTAGCAGGCTTGTTACTTGACAGGCCTGCTTTTCTATGCTATAATATTTATACCTGCCCAATAGGGGGGAATTAACTTATTCGCTTGAAAGGGGAATAAAATGGTAACAAAGTATGCTATGGATCTATTCAATGATCCTTTTTTTATTGGCTTTAACAGAGAGTTAAATCGCCTAAACACTGCACATAAAACAAACTCACAATCATATCCTCCATATGATCTTATCAAACTAGATGAAGATACATATAAGATTTCACTGGCTGTTGCTGGGTTTTCTAAGGAAGATATTGATGTGTCCGTAGACAATGGAACACTCATTATTAAGGGTGATATTGTTGAGGTTACAGATGCAGAAGTAGTTCATAAGGGTATCGCAGGAAGAAAGTTCGTAAGATCTTTTGCCTTGGGAGAGTATATGGAAGTAACTTCTGCAGAACTAAAGGATGGCATGCTACATGTTCATGTAGTACGAATTGTTCCTGAAGACAAGAAGCCTAAATCTATTAAAATTAAGTAGTATAATAGATAACATTCCGCTATGAGACTTTAAAAGGTTTTACAACGGATGCTCTTATGAGAAGAGAGTTAGCAGGAGTTGAACCTTCGTGGCTAATAGACCTGAGCAGTCGTCTATAAACTGCTCATTATTCATCTAAAGTTCCTTATTTGTTTACCACTTATAACAAAACTTTATAGAATTGTTAGATATACTATAACTATGAAACTTAAACTATCGCTCATCGCAGCACTCGCTGCGTCATTTATTTTTATTCCATCAGCATCCGCTTCAGATCAAATTACTGGTAGTGGATCTTCCTTTATAGCAAACTACCTTGACGCATGTCGTATCACTTATGCAAAATCAACAGGAAATACAGTAACATATTCATCACTTGGATCTGGGGCAGGAAGAAACCAACTGTCCAATAAAATAATAAATTTTGCTGGTAGTGATACTCCATTTGCTTCAGGTGAGCAACAACCAGAGGGATATGTTTATGTGCCATTCATTGCTGGCCCAATTGCAATAATGTACCGTCTTGATGGATACAATAAGCCAATACAACTCAGTAAGCCTACACTTGCTAAAATTTTTGCGGGACAGATAACAAAATGGAACCATAAAGAAATAGTTAAAGACAATACTATCAAAAACATAAAGCCAAAGATTCCATCTACACCATTAAAAATTGCATTTAGAGCAGATGGGTCAGGAACCTCTCAAATATTTACTGAGTATTTTAATGCGGTGAATCCTAATATTTGGAAAAAGCCAGGAAATAAAGATTTTAAGGCTGCATTCCCAGGAACAATTCCAATAACAGCACAAGCAGGATCAGGATCTCACGGTGTTGTAATGCTTACAAGACAGATGAATGGTGTAATAACATACGCAGAATTATCTTATGCGTCTGGTTTAAAGGTTGCTTTGATAGAAAACTCAGCAGGGAAATTTATAAAACCAAGCGCAAAGTCAGCATCTCAATTTCTTAGTAATTTCCAGCGGGGAGATAACGGGATTATTAATGCTAATTATAATAACCCAAACCCATTAGCATATAACCTATCTGCCTTTAGTTATATCATAGCCTTTAAAGAAAAAACTCCTAAAAATACTGCAGTTAAAGAGTTCCTATCCTTTTCAATAGCAAATTGTACAAAGGATGCAGTTAGGCTAGGATATGCACCACTGTCTGGTCCTGCACTAATCCTTGCTAGAGAAAAAATATCTGAGATAAGTTCTGGAAATTAACTGATATAATATTATAGTCCCACACAGGACCTTAGTGATGGATTAGTTACCCATTGGATAGAGACCGTGGCGCAAGTCAGGTGAATTGCCTGTGTGGGACCTAACATTTGGCGGTATAATAATATCAATGACTGACAAAGAGTTGGAAAGTTATAATAAGCAGCAGTATAAGAAGATGCTTGCTAAGATAAAAGAGGATTCTGGCTGCGTAGACTGTGGTATCGGCAACCATATTATTTTAGATTTTGACCACATAAGAGACAAGAAATATAATGTATCAAGGATGATCCACGATGGGTTTTCTTGGAAGGCTATAAAGAAAGAAATTGAAAAGTGTGAGGTGGTTTGTGCCAACTGCCACAGGATCAGGACTCATAATAGGCTTGCTGGTTAATATGATATACTAATATAATGATAGATGATTCAATGATGCCAACAAGCACTTACCAAGGCTGCGACTGTGAGACCTGCAAAGAACTTAATGTAGACTGCCCAGACTGCCCAATATGCTCTTCAGAGACCGACTCAGAGGTTGCTATGGCTATGTATGACTCATCAATTGGAAAGGCTGACCCGTGCTGGGAAGGTTATGTACAAAGAGGTATGAAGCCAGGAGCAGATGGTAACCCAGTTCCTAATTGTGTGCCAGTCACAAAATCTTTGTTTACTTCAATAAGAGAAGATGCAAAAGATTATTCAAAAGATACACGAATTACTAGTTTATTTAAGGACTAATTATGCCAAAGAAAAAAGCAACAGCCTTTAATCCAATTCAGATCAAAGATGGATGGATCGTAAGATTATATAAAGATGGTCGCATCAAGTCTAAAATTGCACCATACGAAGTAAAGCATCCTAAGAAATAAAGCATCCCTGGTAGGATTCGAACCTACGACCTACACCTTAGAAGGGTGTCACTCTTCCACTGAGTTACAGAGATATTGTACACCAGGTAGGACTTGAACCTACGATAGCCGAATTATGAGTTCGGTGCCTTAACCAACTTGGCTACTGGTGCTAGTCCTTATTTAATTAATAATCCAAAAAGAATTCCAATAACAAAAGAAAGCAATCCCACTGTCCAGTGATAATATGTTTTCATATGTTCTTTAATAATATATCTTTTTAAATCTTTTGATATTTGCTTTAAATCATCAGGATGTACCATAAAATAAACCTGCCTTTCTACGGATTAATTACTGACAATGCTCCAGAAATTATTTGTTGCCTTATAAATTCCTGCTTACGCTCAAATTTTGATAGATGAGTTTTATCTTGTATTCTTTTCTTATTCTTATTTGCTCTTTTGATTTTATGCTGAGATACTTTATTATTTGATTTTTTCATATACTAATCATACCATTCTCTATAGTGTAAGTCAATTCTTTTTACCGTCCCAAGTTCCTATCTTTGTTGTAGGAATATTATGATCTTCCCACAACTTTATTACATTTGGATTATCATCTACAGCGTGAACAACATCCCATAGTTTAGTTATCTTATTAAGCATATCTTTCTTTGCTTCATAGTCTGGCCTGTTGTCATCATCTGCCCTCATAAATAGTCCGTGGGATCTAATGTTATTTTTTGCAAGCCACATAGAGGTTAGACCACGATATTTTTCTTTACGAGAGGTAACCACTAAGATTGAGCGCTGATCTGAGACAGCATTGTTTAACATTTCTACTACCTCTATGTTTGGCAGGGCATCTATAGAAGCCTCATGAAAGGCATCGTAGTCCCTATTAGAGCCACGAACAAGGTGTAGATAGGGATCTACATTGGCAAGGGTTCCATCTACATCAAATATGTATGCTGGAGGCTTAATCTTGATTAACCTTATATGTCATAATAAAATAACACGCTACATAGCCTGCAATAAAAGCAGGGATTATTAATAATAAATTAATCATTCAAAGTCCACCATTCTTTCCATTAGTTTAGTCATATAGTTATCTTTCCCTCTTGCTATATGTGCAGCAGCAAGACGCATACCTAGTGCATTTGTTACTGCTGGTTCAATAGGAAGGGCTTCAATCTCCCTTGCTATTTCTTCTCTTAGTGCCATTTCGTCTATGCTCATATATCCATTATACCTTTTTAAACGCTATCTGTCAAGTAGCCCCAACGGGAATCGAACCCGTCTTTACGCCGTGAAAGGGCGTTGTCCTAACCGATAGACGATAGGGCCAATTATTATAAATCTATTTCGTAGTATGTTCCCCACCAAGAATAAGGCTTATTTAGATAATGCCAAACCTTACTATGAAATTTAAAACGGTATCCAAAGTTTTCTTGATCTTGTAAGGCAAATGCTTTAACTACACTGTTGCCAGCAATCTCACCACATAGATTACCTATCCATCTAAGAGGAAGTATCTTTGTTCTCTGGTGCTTGGTAATCTTTTTGAGGTACCCATCTGATTTTGCCATCTACATAAATCCTTTCATATCCTAATGCTTTCCAGTCCATTCGCATAATTTTTGGTTCTTTCATATATTCTATAATACACCAATAAGCATCAAAAGTCAACCACTGGTATAATCATAATATGAACTTTGTATATTTGTGTAGGCCTGGAAGCAATGAAGAGTTAAGGTACTCAATAAGATCAGTTGTAAAAAACACAGATAATCCTAATATCTGGATTGTTGGAGGAAAGCCTTCTTGGTATGTTGGAAATTATATAAAATCTGATCAAAGCCAAGACAAATATGAAAATGTGGTAAACAGTTTAAACACTATTGTTAATTGCAAAAGGATACCAGAAGATTTTGTACTGATGAATGATGACTTCTATATCATCAAGCCAATAAATAAGATCAACACATATCACGGTGGAAGTTTTCAAAAAAAGGTAGAAATATTTACAGACAATGCAAAAAGTTCTTATTATACTTCATTACTTATTAATACAAATAATATTTTAAAAGATGCTGGAATTGAAAACCCGCTTGATTATGCAATTCATGTGCCCATTGAATTAAATAAACAAAAACTATCTACAGTTATTCAATCAAAAGTTTCAATCAGAACAATGTATGGAAACTTGTTTGATATTGGTGGAACAGAGGTAGATGATGTAAAATTTCATAGAATGGCAACCAGAAAATGGACAAAAAGTCCAGATCTAAATACTATGGATTTTGAATATTTGTCTACAGGTGATGAATCATTTCCAGAAGTTTATGAATATATTTTAAAGGATATGTTTAGTGAGCCATCTCAGTTTGAAAAATAAACTATAATTTTTTAGTGCACCATATTTTATAGTCACTCATAGTCTGATGATAGTCCCAAAACAAAGGATCCTTGTAGTGCATTTCACACTTTTCACATTCATTCTTCATTGTCTATGCCGTTTCTTATTGCCAAACTTAGACTTAACATCAGCCCTAGCCTGATTAACTATGGCCTTCGTAATGTCTTCAACAGTAAACTCTTGATCAAAGGTTTGTTCAGTATCCACCAGTGCACTCATTTCTTGTATGGTATAAACGGATTTTGGTCATTGTCTTTTTATTCGGGGCATATAATTCTTCACCACAGCAAGCAGTCTTAAGGTACCACTCCTTAGCAAAGAAGTCATACACTAAACCCTTAGCGTTAGCATACTTCTTGGCTACAAAGGTTTGGAATGGATCAGGAATCTCCATGTTAATCATTGCGGTCCCAGACCAACTTGGCAAAACTCCTCCAAGATAACTTTTCTGAATCTAAAGCCTTCCAGTGTCTATGTGATTGAACATATACTGCTGCATATGCGAGAGCAGAGAATATAAACCCATACTGTTTAGTAGCAACAGCATAAACTATCCACAAAGTTTCATTGAATAAAAGAATGTACCAGCCAAGAAAATTTTTACGGCCAACAAAAAATATACCTGAGACTCCTATGACGGCAAGCACCCATGAGGCATAGTTTTCCATAAATTGGTTCATATATCCAGTATACCTTAAAGTCAGGGTTTAGTCAATTTGCTTGCCCTTGGTCTTTACCCAAGTGCCTATTTTATTTATCTTTACTTTTTCTCTTAATATTTCTGCAAAATCAGTACCTATTTCAGATCCAAGGTACTCTTCGCCTGTTTCCAGGTCAACTAACTTCCATTTTCCAGGGGATTTAGTATGAATAATTAAATCAACTGGCTTATCAAATGACTCAGCCTCTGAACCATCATTAAGTATTCTCTTGGTCATCTATGATACAAGGCCCATAGAAAGGTGCTGGAAACAAACATCAGCGACAACATAGTCAGCGTGATCTACAACGACATCGTAATGTGTCGCTTCTTTATCGCAAAAAAAGCACTTATGTTTTTCCATATATCGATTATATCATAGTTCAAATTAACGATTTAGCAGTTGTCTCCGCTAGAGATAGTCCGATCACTATCAAAACTATCATAACAAATGCCATAAAGTGTATGTCTTATGCCAGAAGTTACAGGGGTAACTTTATGAGTAAA